TTTTTCTGTTTCATTTTCTTCGACATCTCCCTCTCGCATTCTAACTCCCCTTTTAAGTCTAGCTTGATTAACTTCCTCTTCTTCATCCGCCAAAAGATTTTCAAGTCTTACTTCTTCCGCTTTTGTTCGTTTTACATTAAGGTTATCGGGCATTTCGTAAGCAAACCTAAATTTATTACAAAGTTCAATGTCTTCTTTTGTCAAAGGTTGATTACCTTCTCCTTCGATATATTTTGCGAAAACTTTTTTAGTCTCCTGGTTAAAAACAAGTTTAGAATCGTTATGCATATAATCCCCGTTACTATTTTTTGAAATTTTTAACGAAGGTGGTTTAACTTTCTTGACAACATCTTTCTCTTTTGCTGTAAAGCTTTTTGATTTTTTCTTTGGTCTGACAGGACTTTTAACCTCTTTGTCATCGACTTTTCTACCCAGCAATCTTTCAAGAAGATCGTTCTTCTTACCACTCACTTTGAGTCCTCGGGTTTTGCATAAAGCTTTTAATTCTGCTACCTTCATAGATAGTATATCCGTGGTGCTAACCTCAATTTCTTTTGTTTCAATCTCTTGAGGTTCGATATTCTGTAAATTTTTAGACTTTTCCTTACTGTAGAGTTCCCATAATTCGTCAAAGGGAATGCCATATCTTTCTACCACAGCCTTGAACAAGTCTGTTGCAAGATTATCCGAAAAACTTTTGTATTTATCTGAAATGCTTGTCATTATTTGTTGATTAGACTCATATAGTATTAAATCAATTTTCTCAAATTATAATAAATGAGTATTTTATTTTTCATTCTTTTGACCCTCGGGATAGCGGGTCTATTTTTTCTAACAGTGTTTAATCCAATGGCTTCTAGACCAAAAACATTTAACAACGGATACACCTGCGGATCAAAAGGATGTGAACAGGTCGAAAACGGTGATTATTCGAGCCTTGAAGCATGTCAAATAACATGTAAAAGTTATTTGAAAGATTCTGGGAAATGCGTAACGACCAACGGTGTACCCTGGAACTCTTACGCGTCAGAAGAATTATGTTTAGCTAGCAACTAGCTTTGATATATCTAAAAGACATCAAATTTTTAATTTCTGAACTAGATAGTTTTTTACTGCAATGAGAACATATATAAACTGTGGTTTCTTTTGTGTTGAATACAACATCTATTGTTTTACCTGTAATATTTTCACACGATACACAAGGAAAAAGCCAACCACAAGTCGGTAAATTCTCCCAAATATAGCAAGTTCTTGAGTCATACCAATATCGCGTCATTTATCATAATTTTTATATTTAAAATTATGATATCTTGTATTTTTATTCCCACTCTTCGTAAAAATCATCTTCGCCATCCTCTAACTCAGAGTAATCTTCTGAATCCATCCCCGAATCATCTGAAGAACTGTCTGCGCTAGAGTTTGAAGATTTGTCAGAATCAGATTCTGAAATATCGCTTTCCTCTTCTAACGGATCAACAGAATCATCATCTGATTCTTCTATATCTTCATGAGATGAGATATCAGATTCACTCTCTTCTTCACAAGATTTTTCCGATGAACTGGGAGCAAATTCAATTAATTTTTGGGTAACACTAAGCCATTTTTTCCTTATACGATCTCGAGTAGAATATTTGTGATTTAGCTGCGTTGCTAAATTTTTAATATTCATGATAGCTGGCTTTTTGTTTACTAGTATTGTTTCTTTTGGGTCAAGACCATCTTCTCCATATACAAACTGTATAACATGACCATTTGCGTTTCTAACGGTTCCATCTTGTTTGACCGCCAAGTCTTCGGCTACTTTAACAAGTTTACGTTGAATGTATCCAGTTTTAGCTGTTTTCATAGCTGTATCTGTAACCCCTTCGCGACCAGTTATAGCATGAAACCAAGTTTGAGCAGGGGATAAACCTTCTAGAAAGTTACCTCTGACAAAACCCTTTGATTCGTATCTTACGTCCTGGGGTAAATCCCCGAAAGGATAATGAACTGTTGGTCTTTTTCCATGATTCAAATAAGGTTTGATTCGGGCTCCTGAAAAATTTTGTTGCCCCATAATTCCACCAATTTGACCTATATTAAAATAATCCCCTTTTGATCCAGATGTCACTGTTTTAACAAAATTGTTTTCTGGTGTAAGAGCATTTTTAGCCATTCTAAGACCAATATCCCTCGCTTTACTCAAAGCCGCGTTAATTTTAGCTTCTCTTACTAACGGATTAGCAGTTGTTTTCTCGGCTATATCAGCCTCCAACATATATCTTTCAACTGCCTCTGAAATAGCTTCTTTATCTGTAGCTATACAATCTTTGATACCAACGCTAAAACCTTCGTATAGTAACCAATTGTTGGTAACAAATTGTATGTTATCTATGATTTCTAAAGCTTTGCTAGCACTATATTCCTTGGCTATTCTACGTAAAATAGAATTATGACCACCTTTGAGGTCGGATTTAGTTAAGGCTCCTTCTATCATAACTCCCTGTTCTATTACAACAAAAGGTTCATCAGACACAGCGTTATTTTTTTTGCGATAGAAAAAATCGCCGGGTAAAATCATAGATATCAGACCTCTACCAGAATAAGGACCCGGTATATCTTTATCTTTCATCACCCTGGAAATTTTTCTTATTTTTTGCAATATCCAAGAAGTTTTCTCCCAGTTTTTACCTTTACAACAAGCACAAAGTTGAAAAAATTGATGTTTCGGCATTAATCGATTATCACAACTCATCAAATAAGCCGCCGACAACGAATCTTGTACAATTTTAATGTTTGTTTTCCCCGATTGAGCCGAAACTAATAAATGTTCCGGATCCGATAATTCCATTAGTTCAACACGTGCTCTGAGATCTTGAGGTACATGTATATTCATTTCATCTCCGTCAAAATCGGCGTTAAAAGGAGAAGTTGTGGCAAGATTAAAACGAAAAGTTTTTCCTGGTAAAATTCTGACTCTATGTGCTATCATAGATCCTTGATGTAAAGTAGGCTGTCTGTTAAATAGTACAATATCTCCGTCCTGTAGTTGTCTTGCTACTTTATCCCCGATTTGAAGAGAAAAGATTTTTTGTTTTTCTTCGATTGTAGGAATTCTTTCTCCTTCTCTCTCGATGATGTCGCCTTTCATTAATTTAAAATGACTATCTTCGGGTGTAATAGTAATTCTCTTAGAACCTCTTAAAATTATGTCATTCACACGAATTGGAGTACCTAATTTTCGGGTAGCATATTGCAGGTTGATTCTTGATTTACCACGAGTAACGGTGTTACACTTCCCAGAGTCAACTAAATTTTGTATCTGATGAATATTATATTTGTTTACGTAAGTATCGACGGATAATGTTTTGGCAACATATGGTGGAATACCTAAAACACCTGTCGGCAATGTTGGATCAGCTCCAATAACAGTTCTGGCCGCCTGTTCTACTCTTTTACCCATAAGATTTCCTCTGACAATACCATCTTTTCCTGCTATTCTTTTTTTGATGCATTTGAAAGGTCTTCCATTTGTATGTTTTGCTTTATTTTGACTGTTGTCGAATAAAGACTTAACGCGAAATTTCAACGATTGCCAATATTTTGCAATTTTATTTTGAGGTGTTTCCGGTTTGGATAGATGTGCATTGATTTTGCATATTTCGACGTATTGAATTGTTAGATCATCATCACACATCATTCCATCTGCTGTCACCCATGGTCTGTCGACTGGTGGCAATACAGGTAGGGTTTTGATTATCAAGCTCTTTGGATGCACCATTTTTGGATCAAAACCCAACAAACTAACCAACTCGTCATCCATGTTAGAAAAAGTTCTAGAAATGTCACTTGCCGACATCGGAATTTTAGTTTTGTCGTTTTGATAAAGCATGTGATAAGTTGATTCTGTTGTCGAGAATTGTATTTTTGGCTGATAAGCTTTACAGTGCATGCAAATTTGAGCTTTTTCACATGTTTTGCAAATTCTTTCAAACCTTCTACGTCCTTTTAATTTTAAAATTTTTTGGATTTCAAGTAATTCTTTTGTTATTAACAATTGGTTACAAGAAAAGCATAACACACGTAACAATTGTAAGACGTGTTTGTATTCCAATGGGTGAACCAAAGGTCGAGCTAAATTAATATGTCCGAAATGTCCAGGACATTCTTTTGAGTTAAGTCCACAAGTCGGACAGTTTTTATGGGGATCCATGCTTCCAAGACGTGGATCATATACGGTTCCTTCTAAATCTCCTGTTAATTTCGGAGAAGTTATCTCGGCAGCGGACGCTTTTAAAATTTCTTCAGCGCTCCATATTCCAAAATGAACTTCTCTAATACAATTAGTGCTATCGGTAGTATTCATCATCTATATCTTTGGATATAGATGTTTTAAATTCAGTTTTTACAAATTAGGTACAAAATCTTCTCCCTCAAAAATTATTGCTTCTCCCGCTTCCACTTCATCTTGAATAGTTCTTAATCTTTTACCTTTCCATTTTACACCTCTGCCCGGCTCTCCCCAAGCTTTGGTAAAATATATCTGAACGTCATTTTTAACGGGTATATGATGTCCCGGTAAACTTTCTTTGAACCAATCTTTGAAAGCTCCGTACATCTCCAATAACGACAATGATTTGCTTTCGTCGTCGATCGTGACTTCTTCGATAAATTGTCTGTAAATATCGTTTTTCTTCCGGTAGCTTTCTGTCGCCATTTTGACTTTCGGGGGCTCTGGTTTTCTTTTCATATGTTTGCGATGTTCAAGCAAATAATAAGCAAAAGCTTCTACCATGCCTGGAATTTTATCTTGGAAAGCTCTATCTTTTGGAAATCTCTTTTCTTGCATTTGTTCTTCGAAGGTATCAGGAGCATCATCACAAAAAGTTGATTCAAAAGGAATAAGTCTAATACGATTCCACACAGCTTTATCTCCATATGGAAGCTGTGGAGGTTCGTTACAAATAAGAACTAGTTTAAACATCGGGGTAATTTCACCACCTTCTTTAAACAAACCACGTGCAAAGAAAGTATCATTACCAGAAAGTTCTTTCAAGATACCAATATTTATGACGTCCTTTTGATCTGGTTCCTGTAACACAGCGAACCTAACACCATTTCCAGCTCTAACCAATTCAGGACAAGCTGCGCTACTTTGTGTTCTTTTACCCACTATTAAAGCTGTTGGCAACTTAACCGAATACTGCCCAAGCATTTTCTCAAATAATATTTGTGTAATAGATTTTGCATTGTCACCTTCACCTGACCAAACTTGTACTATTTTGCTATGATTTCCACCAACAAATACATCACTGGACGTATCTATGAAATATTCTCGCACACTTTTATCTGGAAAAACCTTTGTTATAAAGTCTTTGATTCTGTTTAATTCAATTGAATCCTCTTCAAATCTTTTGTATTCAACAGCCATTTGTAAAGATATATAATCTTCAGGGCTACCTTCTCTGAAAGAATGAGTTCGTGTGTCGTAAACACCGTTTCTAAATCCTATCAAGTAAGGATTTTTGTTTAGTTTTCTTATAAAATCACCATCGTAAAAAACTTCCTTGCATTCTCGCATAACGTTCCTTTTGTAAGGGGAGCTTTTCAAATTGTTAACAATTTTCATAAGAGCTTTAATCCTTTGTTCAAACATAGCTTTTTCCCCAGCATCAGCAGCTGAACCAAGTTTTGTAAATAATTCTTGAGAAAGACTGGTGTAATGATCCAAAATTTCTCCGGATATTTTTTGGCTCAAATACACGCCTTCTTCTATTTCATGCCAATGATGATTTGTAAATTGATACCAAATATTGTGTCGCATGCTAGCGCACACAAACTGTGTACCGTAAAGTTCATAAAGAGCTCTTGCGATATCATTATGAGATCCGTTCAATGATTGATGAATATATTTTTTCACTTGCTCACATCTTAATTCGTTGTATAATTCGGGATTGTCAACACTTGCGAAATGTCTAAGCGTCCCTATAGACATGTCTTTCTTAACCATTCTGTCCCATTGGGTATGACATTCATCTTCGTCATATTTTTCTCCACACCTACTGGAGAAATCACACCAGATGTCTCTTGCTTCATCACACCCGTTACCTAGGTTGTACAACACCCAGCCTATACGCATCCATTCATTACGATCTTCTGCGCGGTGAATTCCTAACATATTTACGAGTTTACGGATCATATCCTTGTTTTCTTGGAAGTTTATATCTCGCACTTCCTCGCGAGTTTTTTTCTTTTTCTTTTTGAGCCTTGCATTGCCCGTGGGGTGTGTTAAACCCGCTTTGAGTTGACATATTTCCCTACCATAGGGAACAATACTCAATATTCTAGGTAAATAAAATACGACTTCTTTTTTCATTTCAATTGGTCTCTCATCTTTGTCAAAAATTTTGTACTCTTTGAGACCTTGGTCTAACGTTATTTCTTGGCATTGATCATTGTACATTTTTGTTACCAAATAAGGATCCTTATCGGCGGCTTTTCTTCCACCATACATCAACCACGGAACCTTACAATAACTAGTATCAATCAAACTAGCGGAATCACTGAATCCCAAATCTTCAAAGACCTTAGCTTTAGCAACAAGATCTTTGATTCGTGAAATCAAATGATTTTCCTGTTCTAATCTGTTCATAAACACGTAAGGAAAATGCAGGTGAAAGCCATGTTTGGTGTACGATTCTCCATTCTTGATATCCAAATATGGCTTTTTCTGAAGCAAAATACAATATAAATGTTCCGGTTGCAAATCTTCCAAAATTTTCCTCAACACTTCCTGATAAAGTTCTATCAAACGTTTAACATGTGCCAAGGTATATATGGGAGGAGCTTCCACCTCATCCTCTTCTAATTTTCTTTTAATGTCTACATCGACCAGTACTGGTATATACGGCTGAGGTTTTTCAGCTACTCCTGCTAGATTGCTGCTGTCAGCAACCACATGAGAGTATATTTCTAAAAATTTATCAATATCCTGTCTGTTTATACAATATTTTCCTTTGGGACCAAAAAGTGACACATGAGTCTGGTATAACTGTTCACTTTTATGTTTTCTTAAAATTATCTGAAGTCGTTTGTCCATGTTAGTTACTTGTTGTTGTCATTTTTAAAATAAAATTTCATTTTTCTTGAAATAAAATTTTTTAAGGTTAATTCTCGGTATTAATACTGGCGAAAGGGGCTCTTCGATACGATAAACTGTGAATAGTCTGGTCGTATTGCATTATCACAAAATTCATATAACCTGTGATATCAATCCTATTTTTCGCTCTTGGTGTGAGGTGAACGCTAGAATAGTCATATCTAGAGACCTGGCGACAGCACCTTTTTGCTGCCGACCATAAAATCTTTTCTGCCTGTTTCTCCGTGTCAGTGTAAAAGACTGGTCTGCCGTCGGCTGTGATAATCCACAATGGTTTTGTTCTATCAATAGTATATTCTCTTTCGATAACTTTTGGTGTACTTTCCTCTTGTTCTTGCTCTTCATCGCTTTCGCTTTCGCTTTCCTCGTCACTCTCCTCTCTTTCCTCGTCATTTTCATTTGTTTTTTCGGGTGTTTTTGCTTCGGCATCGCCTTTTTCTGTGACATTATCTGCAGATTCTTGTTCTGCTGTATCAATCTCGCCCTCTACTTCTTTTTGAAGTTCAGTATCTGGCTTTACATAATTATCTTTCACACAAGAACTAAGTTCTTCTGTCTTTACAGATGTTTCTACTTCTTGATTTGGATCATCTTCTTGCTTGTCAGTTTTGCATTTTTCAGAAGATGGTGTTTTTCCCCAAAAATAGCTACTCATTTATTCTTGTCTAAAATAGTTTTAAGCTAAAATTTTTTTTAGTGTTAATAAAAAATGACTAAAGATGTATATTTTAGTAAAGGCGAATGCTGGCCAGGTGACCGTCATCCGGGCCCGCCGAATGCAAAAAACTATGACTCCTATTGTGGTTGTTGCGAAGACAATAAGAACGAATTAAATGTGACTGGAAAGGGTATCTGTGCTGATAATTGCCCTTCCGACCTTGCTGCCCATTTTAGTAACGGCGGATGTCGGAAAGGTTTTTTACCGAATGCAAAAAACTATGACTCCTATTGTGGTTGTTGCGAAGACAATAAGAACGAGTTAAATGTGGCTGGAAAGGGTATCTGTGCTGATAATTGCCCTTCCGACTTTGCTGCCCATTTTAGTAACGGCGGATGTCGGAAAGGTTTCTTACCGAATGCAAAAAACTATGACTCCTATTGTGGTTGTTGCGAAGACAATAAGAACGAATTAAATGTGGCTGGAAAGGGTATCTGTGCTGATAACTGCCCTTCCGGTCTTGCAAGCATGGCTATGGCTAGCGCAAATTACTGTGGCGCTGGTGGAGAAGCCACCAACAACTGTTTATATAAAGATGGAACCGGTGAATGCGAGATGATGGGTTGTGGGTTAAGCGATCCTAATTTGTCTTTAATTGGAAACATTTGCCAAGGCGGCGCGCTTAACTCTGATCCAAACTACTGCAAGGGTGTCTCAGGTTGTAAAATGGTATCAGACCCAATTAAAAATGCATGCGGTGGCTCCGTTGGTTCCAGCCATGCTTGCGTCGGAAAAACTTATCCGGCAAATGCAACAGGGCTTGGCCATTCCGTTACTTGCTGTGATGATGCACAGTACAGCGGCGACAATATAGCATGTGGCGGGGCTGTTATGGATAACGCTTTTTGCGAACAACAAGCAGACAACATGCCAGTGTGTCACCCTGAAACTTCCGCGCATCATCAGCGTAAACATAGTGGAAACTTTGGTGGTCAAGGCCAGGGAGCTCAGCCACAGCCACCTCTTGGACCTGGTGGAAAGCCACCTGTTAATGTTAATACTTTGTCGGCTTGGAATACGGGTTTAGGTATCGCATCCATACTGGTCGGGGTAATTTTGGTTGTGGTCTTTTTAGAGAAAAGAAGCGTTGCGGCGGCTATCTTTGCCCTCCTTCTCTTTGTCGGAATGGGTGTAGTATTTTTAATGAACATAATCAAAATCAAAGAAAACTATGGTAATTTGCCAGCACAGTGTCAGGATTCCGATTGCGTCTCAAAATGCGGTAGTGGTGCTAAATGTCGCCCAGGGGCTTGTCGTATGACAACTGGTAACAACTGTTGCGTGAAGGAAGACGGAAGTGCATGTTCGTCATTATCATGCTTTGATCCCGGTGTTTGCAGTCCATGTGAAGATGCAAATCCACAAGCATGTACTGCAAACAGTGATTGTCCTGGAGGATATTGCAAAACCTAAGGTTTTATTTTTCAAAAAATATAAAACTTAATTATCCTTTTTGTCGGATGTTTCGGTTACTGATTCAGGCTCTTCCACCAAAGAACGTTCCACGCGCTCTACTGTAATCGTTGAACCAGCCAAGCGACTTGATTTGTAATTAGCATCGTCTCCTTCGGCTTTTGATTGCTCCTCCAATCTATCCTGCTCTGTTAAATAACTATCCAAATCATTGACATCGTGATTCAAGTACTTCATGAAAGAAGTATCATTGCGATCTTCGGGGATACCAGCCCTTTCGCGAGCTTGCATGTATCTCTCAAGATACTTATCACCGTAGTCTGGATTCTCCTGATCGTATTCAGCAATTTCAGCAAGAGTTTTGTCGAAAACTTCGCGAAATTCTTTTACCTTTTTACTATGCTCCATGAAACCCCAAATAACTTGGGCTTTCTTGACACGCAGACAGGTATACTTTTCATAAGGATCCGTTGCTTCCTCTTCGACTGACTCTCTGATGTTGCGCTCACGTTCCTTGATCTCTTGAACCTGTTGGCGTTCTTTCATGCGTTCCTCTTTGACGTGATTACTTACTGTTTTGGTGACAGCTTTCTTGATGTCTATCTCTTCTACGTCTTTGCTCCAATCAGACTTCAAGGTCAGTGGCATAGGTTTTCCAACGAAACCGTGAAAAATCTTGTGATAAGAATCGTGATTTCTAATTAAATCTTCAGCTCTTTCATTCATTTCTTGGATGCTTGAAAAGGTACCGCGAATTTTTAGCATTCCGTAAATACCATCTTCGTTCGGAGATGCTCCTTTTGCCGGAATCCACGAATGCAAAGAATAAGTTTGTCCGGGAATAGCGGGATCAGCATATCTACGCTCAACTTTACCATATTTAGGTAAAATGCTAGCATCGGATAAATCTCTCATTGCAGCTGTTGTTTCAGCGTCATTTAGAGGTGGATGCGTAACCGCTGTATATTCCTGTTGGACTTGATCTGTAGGTGAGGTTAAAGATGTTTGTTTCTCGGCCATTTTTTTATTTAATACATGTGGCTTTAACCCAATTTGATAATTTTAATACTCAAGAGTATAAAAATTAATAAGCCATTTTCCTCTCCCATTCTGTATATTTTTGCTCAAAAGTTTCTAGTTCAGACAACCACATATCACCCGGAGATGTATCTTCCAAAAGTTTAATCTGTGATTCTATTTTTTCTATTTCATTTTGTAAATGTTGTAATTTTTCCTCGGTGAAAGACAGAATATTTAATCTCAGAAGATAATCATAACTTTCGTCAATTTTAACAAATTGCATATCATTCATGTCTTTTTCTATTTCTTCTTTTTTACGACGATGTAAAATTAGTTCATCGTTCATTACAGCTGACAAAAACGAGTATTTTTGAGAACAAATTGTGTGAGTGTGTTTAAATGTTTTCAGTTGAGTTCTTTTTCTTTTTTCGTATAACTTCATTCGCAAAGTACAGAAAAGATTAATAATCTCTTGAATTCCACCTTTTCCACCTTCATCGCCAAATTTTTTGATGGATCCATTTGGATGAAACAACACCATGTTTGTTGTTGACAAGTAACTTTTGAGTTTTAAGTTATCCAAATTGCATTTAATACCGTTTGGGTGTTCAGTTATCTCAAAATGCACTTTTTGAGGGGTAGAATAGTTTTTCAAGGACTTGATTTCTTTTCTTTCCAAAAGATCTTCAGCGAATTCTTTGAATTTTTCTGTCCACATGCCTATAGGCAATTCAGTAACACTAACTTTGTTCTTTTTCCTTGCGATGACACCTGATGTTACATAACGGGTTTCATCGTGATATTCATATCCCACTTTTTTACGGCGAGTTACTTTTTCTATGGTACCTTTGAAATTACGATACCATGGATCTATGTCAAGTATTTCATCACCCGCAATCCATCTTCTACATTGATCAATTAAATCTATTGGATTATACAAAGGTATAGAACAAGACCAACCAGTTCCGATACCAGCACTGCATCCATTTAGTAATACTGTTGGGATAATAGGTATGTAAAATTTAGGTTCTAATTTTTCTCCCTCTGATTTGGTTCTCGGTAATAGTTCGTCGTCGGCAATTGGAAACAAAAGTCTTGTCAATATATCCTCTTTCGTGTAAATATATCTACCGGCTGCTGCATCTTTACCTCCGACAAGTCTAGTTCCAAATTGTCCATCTCTGAAAAGATATGGTATATTATTTAATCCAACTATATCATTAGCCATTCGCACAACCGTATCATACAAACACTGTTCTCCGTGATGATAGTCTGTGTGCTCGGCCGTATAACCAGCTAATTGAGCCACCTTCAAAGCCTTTCCGGTGTATTTCAATTTACGTAGAAACACTGCAAACATAATTTTTCGTTGTGATTCTTTCATTCCATCTAATACATTAGGAATACTTCTACCGCAATCATCCAAAGAAAATTCAATGAGTCTTTCGTTTATAAATCTTGAAATTGGCATTTTTTCTTCGTAATCATGAAATTGTGCAGGATCATAATTAGCAAGCCATTCTTTTCGTTTATCAGAATTTTTACCGTCAAAGACCATACTCATACAGTTATCTCCTTGATCGTCTAAATGATATTCCGTAATTCTTTCTCCAAAAGTTTCCTTAACTTCTGCGTTGTTTGAAGTTCCAAGTCCTTTGTAATATTTTCGTTTTCTTCTTTTATTCTCAGTAGAATTTGCTTCATACTGTTTAACTTCCCTTTCAGTATAAAACAAACGATGATTTCCACTGGATTCGTAAACTCTAACAATCGGAGTTTCCATTCCAACCACATAAGGTTTTTTTCTTTTCAGCAAACTAGGAAACAGTGTGTGAAAGAAATTTAGCAACAATCCACAAATGTGAACTCCATCGACGTCGGCATCACACAGCAAGGCAACTTTCCCGTAATTTAAAGTCGCAAAATTTTTGTCATCAGTGTAATCTACGCCAAATTTTAAACCAAGAGCATGTATCGCGTTTGAGATCTCAGCATTTTTTGAAATAGTAGTTACTTTTGCGTTACGTACATTCAATAACTTACCCCTCAGCGGAAATAACCCAAACCAGTCTCTGCCTTTTTTACCAAAAGCACCTTTTTCGATGCCTCTTACACCGTAAGTTTTCGCCGACTGGCCTTCTGTAAAAATACAAGTACACTCTGAATATTTTTTAGTTCCTGCAAAATTAGCAGGATCATAACCGGGAATTTTCTTGAATTTTTTACTTTTTCTTTCCGTTTTTTTCAGAGTCATCATTTCCTTTGCTTTGATTAAATCTTTAATATCCTCTGCAAAAGGCCATTTCATTATGCTATTGATTTGTTTAGTTGTGACCTTTGTTTCGGGTTTAGGGCTTGCTAAACAAGTTTTTGATTGACTAGTAAATTCAGGATTTGGCAAATCACACTTGACGATCATCAAAAAATGTTGTTTGACATCGTTAATTTTAATTTGTGGTTTTCCTGCTTTGTTGAATTTACCTATAAGTGGTTTGAAAATAGCGCTAGACCACGCATCGACATGCACACCCCCGTCTGGGTTATAAATACCATTTGTGAAAGCAACTGTTTGCTGACTTTCAGCGGGAACTATCACAACAACAGAATTTTTTGTTTTGAATTCCATTATCTCAGTTGCTTCCGTGAAAAGTCTAGCGTAGTCTTTCAAGTTTGATATTGGTAATTTTTTGCCATTGTAATAGACAGAAACACCTTTTGTTCCAGCTATCATCGCACTGTCGAAAATGTATCGAGTGTATAAACCAAGAATAGCATCACTGTACTTAGTACAATTAAATCTTGGGAAATCCGCTGTCCATGTTACCTTTGTACTTGGAGTAGCAGATTTTCTTTTTGTGATACGAGGTTTTGTTTTTTCTCTCATATTATTGCTCCAGGATTGCCTGAAAACTTTGAACTCGCCGTCTTCTGTTGGAGCGATTACTTCGATCGAAAAAGAAGTGGAAAATACATTAGTAAGTTTGCATCCTAACCCGTTCCTCCCGGAACCATATCTTTCTTGATCATCATCATAATTAGAAGACGTTAGAAGTTCTCCGAAAATCATTTCGGGAATGTACAACTTTTCTTTCTCATGAATTTCAATCGGTATCCAAGATCCGTCATTGTAAACAGCTATTTCATTTTCATTTATATCTACCTTAATTTTGGACATTTTGACCTTGTCTTCTTCGCTTCTCCAGATATTATCAAGGGCGTTAGACAAAATTTCTATAAATATTCTGATAAGAGCTGGACTTGCTCTTACATATTCGTTAAAAACAAGACTTAGATCTTGATCTTGTACGTGACCTAAATATTGATTTGTTAGCTTTTGATTTTTAGTAGCCCCGACATAAGTATCGGGTCGTTTCAAAATATGTGTTAATTGGTCTGTTTTTTCATATTGTCGTTGAGCCATTTTGTGATTTTAAAAACATTGTCTTTAAAATCAATTTCTAATATCGTTATTTAATTCGACAAATTTTTGCAAAATTCTTAAAAGATCTTTTGGTAATTTTTCTAGGTCAAACCGAGGGCCAGTTTTCATTTTTTGACCTTCGTAAGGTAACCCAACAGCGTGCTTCCCCGACTCTATAAAATGCGCCTTGATAAGACCATATACTAATTCCTGTTTATTCTTGTCAAATTTTTTGATCGATTTGATCATATTCTCTTTATCTTCTGTAGAGATTTCTACGTCATCTTTGGTTTGTTTAGAAATCGAATCTAGAAGTGGAAATGAAGTTGCCATTTTTTGAAAAACAAATAAATGTTAAAATCATTTTCCAGCGGTATAAGCTGTATCAAATTTAATATATTGAGTTGCATTTCTAGGACCGCTATTTTTCGGCAAACCTATCGTGTAAGCCGGTATATTTTGTTGTTTAGATGGAATAGATCCACTTCTATTGACCGCCTGTTTTGCCGAGTTGTTAGCCCTGGGTTTATTTTGAGACATTTTAGTTGCTATTTCGATAACAAATCTCTTGATTTCTTCAAATTTATGGGGACCATCATAACGCATGAAGGGTTTGCCGTTAATGTACAATACAATCAGTGGTACATATTTGATGGGAGATTGGGTGGATTTAGATTTTGATACAACACCACTAGAGGCGTTAACATTTACCATCGCAAACGTGCATCCACCAACAGCTCCTGGTAATTTTTTGTATATAGGAATCAACCCTTGACAATGTGTGCAATTTGTAGAATAGAAAAATATCAAAGAATATCCCTCAATATTCACGCAAAGATTTTTTCCCTTGGGATCATTTTGTATAGAAAAGTTGTCGTCATTCAAAAAGAATAGTCCTGTGCTCATTTTTTAAATTCTTTCATATTTTTAATTTATACTTTTCAAAACAAAAGAAAATGAGTGATAATGAAATAACATCGTTATATAATCCAAGGGATATGACTGTTATGAACGTTCATATAGGCAAACTTAGCCCAAGAGCACTACGCGAAGTAGAAATAAACGGCGAGCGTTGGCCTAGTGTTCAAATGTATGTTTTATCAAGACTTTTATGTAAAAATCAAAGAAATTATTTGTTAGGACATTTGACCGGATATAAACTATTTGAAACGATAATGAAAAACAGGGGTATCACGGAAAAATTCCTAAGAACTGAAAGGAAAAGAGATGAGTATAAACAATACTCCGAAGCGATGCGACAACTAAACTTACTACAAGATTCCGTTAAATTTGCTATATCAGAAACTGCTGAAACAATTCGCGAATTGCAACACATAATAAAGTTTAGAGACTATGTTTTATCGGAAGATTGTAATCTTGCAAGTGTTTTGGTTGAATTAGAAGGCGATATTGGTAAAAATTTTAACAAAAAGGTGTTGGAAGTATTAACACAGGAAGAAGATCAAGAAAATTTGTGTGAAAAAATACGAACAGAGATGGGTAAAGATGATTCCAAGATCAAAAAGCATATTGCTGAAAAATATTTAATTACTAGTAGTCAGATAGGTAAACTTAGAAAAAGAAGCAAAAAGTTGGAGAAACTTATCGAATCGTTGCGAAGTGTAGAAGGAGAAGAAGAAAAATTAGATGAGAAACTACAAGAGAAGAATAACCTAGATCAAATAATAAAAGAAAAGGTTGAGACTAACGAGGCAAATCTGGCATTGTCGTTTGAAGAAACTATGAATAAGTTGAAAGACTTAAAAGACGAGGCAACAATTTCCTTGTTTGGTAATGAGGACAAAAAAGGCTTGTACAATGAAAAAGCCGAAATAGAAAAGGATATAAAGGATTTAAATCAGATAAAGGATACAGAGGATGAAACCAAAATAACATTATGGAATATGTTTTCGAACCTGCCAAAAGAGGAAAAAATTAAATACAGAAAAGACGTTTATATTACTTTCACGGAGATTCTGGCTTCTTGTGATAAACAAAAAACAGAAGAAATACTAAACGAAATTTACACAGAATTATTTAGAAATATTGAAAAGCAAAATTATTTGCTAACTACTGGCACGGCGGCTTTGCGATTCGAAAATCCATGGAATTTGGTTAATAAAAATGACTCGTTAAGAAGCCTTGGATTTTTGCTTGGTATAAGAAAGGGAGATTCTGGTCAACTAAAAAACAAAGAATTTGGTTTAAATCTTGCAGGGAGAGTTTTAATGGGTTTTAGGAATAATATTGCGATTTTCCGCAAAAAACTGGAGTCAGAACAAATAGAACAAAATAGGAAAATTCAACTATCTGTCATATACAGTGCTATTAAATTTCTCAAACATCTAATAAAATCTCGTGATATTCAAGAATACCTAAACAAAACACCCGAAGAAATTCTTAGAGAAAATGTAGAGAGTATTCAAGTGACCACGACAGACGGTACAAGCTATTTTTTACCAATAAGTATCATACAAGGATTTTCGTCTCTTCAGAAAGCTGTCGAAGATCCTTCGGTGAAGAAAAATATTTACATAAATATTTTACGCGACGGGGGTCTGTACAAAATTGATCAGGCAGAAGCTTTAGATGAATCAAAGCTAGATAAACTGTATGATAAATATGTAAACAGTATTGAAATAGTAAGTTTTAACAATTTTGGCTATGATGAGAATTTTGTCGACAAACTTTGGAATCAAGATATGGAATTTAGAAGGTATGTACAACTAGTACAAAGTAATCCTGGAAGTTTAGCAGCTATTATAAGGAAAGAAGAGTTGGAAGCTCTTTATAACAAAAGAATTATTCAGGAAGATGAATACATAGTTTTAAAATTTTTAGAATTAGTTGCTGTACGAAATTCGCAAGACCCAAATGATACAGAATTCGGCAAAAATATGGCAACTTTGTATATGAGAAGACTGGCAAACAAACAAATCGAAACAATCGCGGCTCGTCTTGTTAAAAGTATCGAGGAAGACGAGGAAGAGGAGGAAGATGGGGAAGAAGATTTATATGATTGCTTATCCAAATCTGGGGAAATAACTAAAGAACAATGGGAAACAACATTAAAAAAACTGCGAGACATTTCCGAAAGATTCGATAAAGTTTTTTACCAAGGAGATGACACAAGAGTAAGGCCAAAAAGAGATACCGTTGAGCAAGCAAAAAACTGGCAACCTAGCAAAACTAAATCTAAACCGCAAGTTATGGAAAAAGAGCCTGTTATCACAGAGCCAGATCCAGAACCCGAATTGGACCCGGCGGACGCTGCGTTATTGGCCATCTTAGCTTCCGATGAGGATTCATCGAGTGAGGATGAAGAACAACCGGTACAACAACCGGTACAACAAGTAGTAAGGTTACCTAGAGTCTTATCAGGAGGTATTCTAACTATAAACACAACACCGATTTCCCCTGTTTCTACGTATAACATATACATAAAGGAAACAAAATTGTATAGAGGCTTCTATATCAGGAAATTTTATTTTCCAACATTGGTTCATGCTTTTATGTATATGTGGTTGGTTGAGACATATCCCACGAAAGATAATTTTGAATACTATTTAATATTGATGACAACAGAATGTCGAACCAAATTCTTAGAAGCGTTTTCAGAACCAAAATTTGATTTTTCGGAAGTAACAAAAAAACTTAAGTTTAACAAAAGTCAAAAAAAGGCACTTGCGAGTGCTCAAGGTGTAGATGAAGAAACAGCAAATGCAATGGATATGACCGATATCATTAAATATCAAATACTGCAGTTTGGGTATAGCATTGATTGTTTTATGCCATATGAAGAACTTCAGTCAAAAATTTGGTTTGAATATTGCGATCAACTAGATGCTAATATAGTAACAAAAGCGGCATTGGAGGGATATGCTACAATTTTCGGGATAGAGAAAGATAAAACCGGTGAATTAAATATTGGAAGGAGCCAGGGTATAAATGAAGAACTGTTAAAGATTCTTTTGAATACCGAAAATAATGTGATTAGATATACAGACAGAAAAGATTTACTTTTAGGGTACGGCAAAAAAGGTCAGGGTAAAAACATAGCCGGTAAAACTTTAACAAAAATTAGAAGTTTATTTTCAGAAGTGTTGCAAATAGAAAATGAAGAAACTAAAAATTGGATTGTTAAACAAGTCGAAAACTTAAACCAACTTTTGAATTTGCCAGTACAAGATGACAATTCTGTTTATTACAAAGAAAAACTGGGTTATGCTATTGTGGAAGCAATGGTAACTTTGAATGTTAAACCAACATTGTTAGGTCAGACTACTGTGGGGCAAGTAGAAAAATTCCTAAATTCAGAAGAAGAGATTTCATTACCCGAAACAACTTTTTACTACTTTTTGAAAATTCTCAAAGGATTTCTTGTTTCCGAAAACTATACTGATACAATGACTAAATTTTTGCAAAATGATGATATGACCTCGCAATCGGGCAAACAAGAAGGTGCTGCCAAATTTGTAGAGTTTGTTAAATGTATCATGGGTGAAATGATTAAAACCAGAGGGAAAACCACTGATTGGTCTAAATGGATTCCAAATATGAGAGAAAAAATAGATAATATGCCTTTTTTCCTGTGGGTTTTTAACCAACTAAATATGGCTAACTAAAGTTTTGAAAACAAAGTTTTTAAAACAAATACAAACTATAAAAATATAGCAATAGAGAAAATGAATCCCAAAGAAATTATATTACCAATTTGGTTAAATACAAGAAACACTAACGATGTGGCCAAATATATTGAAGAAAATAACTTAGTAGAAGATTTTAGACCCTGGGAGTTGAAATATCATGTTATTCTCGACTCCGAGATTTTACCTGAACGATCGTGGGATGGAAAAATTAAGCATAAAGTTTTCTTTTTGAAAGATTTTGTGAGACAAAATAAATTGTCAGAAGCCAAAAATTATTTTACTGTCCTCGAAGATGAAGAAAAAGCACAAGAAATTATTACGGCGATGAACGAAGAACTTGGGGCCCCAGGAGAACTAGATGAGTATAAAAAATTATGCGAATCTACTGGATTGTTTCTTCCAAATTCAGTAAATGTAACTAGCAAAGAAATCAAAATCTTTTTTGATTTGCGCGAAACAAAATCTTTAGACTTTTTATTTGATCAATTAACCATTTCAGAACTTTTCCCTTACGCAAATCATAGAAAATTTCAAAAAATGTCAGATTCTTTTCCTGTATTCAAAATGCCCAAAAATTTAAAACCCGAAACAAGTAAAATTAAGTGTATTATGTCTCTAGATACATCCATTAGAGCTGAAAGATTTGTCTCTATTTTAAATGCAAGTGCAAAAAGTCTAGCTTTTGATGGATCAAAAACCACAGGCTCTGATATAAACGCAATGACTGAAATAATAGACTGCGATGCTCTTCTTCGCACCGAATTGAGTTCAATCGAAAAAAGTATTCCCAAGGTAACTGAATGGAAAAAATACAAAGAGAATTTAACTGTAAAACCGTGTATTGAAATCTCCGTAGAGAAAAATAGTTATGTTTTAACAATGAAAACTCGCACTCAAGAGGAAAACTATAAATTATTATTGGAATCCCTGTTTTCTAACAGCGTTGAAGATATGAGGCCTAATATTAAATACACTTTGTCTGGGAAATCCTTTTTATTAGCAAGATATATGGATGTATCTTTGAACGTTGATATATTTTTGGACATCATGAACGATTATTTAAGAGAACTAATCGCAAGTAATACAATAGAATCAGGGGATTTTCTGGTTTCTGATGAGAGAAATAAGTTTGTTAGGTTTTATCAAAACTATCCAAACCAAAAAGGTAGTTTCATTCTAAGGAGCAAAAACGAAAGAACCACAATACATGTTAAAACCAATCCAGCTACGCGACAAGCAGAGTCTCTTAACAGACCTTCTTTAAGTGTGAGAATAGAATCAACTGATTCCGCCCATTCTTTGTATATGCTGGCTGTTTTTGGTTGTTTTTTAGCAAGATATTATGAAAAAGCAAAAGAATACCAGGACATCTATGCTGCTTTTGGGGTAAATACTCCGTTACATTTAGAAAGAATGAAAGAATGTTCCGAAATACAAGCGAGCAGCGAACTCAATCAAAAAGCTATATTCGATAAAAAAGCAAACAAAACATGCATGGACCAAGGTTGTGGTCCAGTTGCTCAGGATGGAAAATGTACTTCTAATACAAAATTAGAAGGATGGACAGATCCAAAAATTAATTACAAAAGAACTTGTCAAAATGCCAAAAAAGGGATATCTAGAACCCCCTTAGTTGTTTCCCAAGAAAGATTGGTTCAAATGATAGAAGATGACTTGTATTTCCCAGAAGGATCTTACACAGAATTCCCAAAAAATAGTGGTAAATTTTTAGTTTGTCCAAATATAGGAACTCCAAATAAGAGAGGTGAGTTTAGCTATATATCGGTAACTCGTCCAACAGCGGGTAAAGAAATATATCCTGTAGTTCCTTGCTGTGCCAAGACCAACCCTTCTGATAATTTAACAGAGGGTATAAATTTGTTTACAGGAAATTTACACAAAATAAGATTGAGAACTCAAAACAATATTAAATTCTCAAATATCAAAACTTCTTATGAAAAATTGCAAAAATTTATCGCGAATTTGCAAGATATGGAGTTTTCATTTATTGGTAACGTGTTAGTATACAATAAAGATAAAGGAGAATTTGTGATAAAAGTCACTACGACTAAAAAAAGAAAGTCTCTTAACCTAGAATTTTCCAGCAATATATTAAAAGATATAACTAGACCATTAGGAGCTTTCAAAATTAATTTACAGAAAGTCAAAGGTAAAGAAATTACATTCGATCTAATTTTGTATGTGGAGCAAGATGCCATAATCGATGAAAAGTCCGACGAAATCCCAACAGAAGATAAAATAAGTAGTAACTTAATAACCATTGCTGACGAATCTGGTATTCAATTAGGTGATTACGCTGTTAATCAAGATTCCTTGAAATCTAATGATGATTTAACGACATCTACCGTAGCTAAAGCGGGCGCTTTTGGATTATTACCAGTAAATATTGGTAGATTACTTAAGCTAATGACTATTAAAAATCGCAAAGATTACAGTATGTGGAGGAGAATGGGTGTTGGAGAATTCAGCGATGTGAGTATAATTAATTGTGTTGTTGTGGCTCTTGCCCAAAGAGGTATAGAAGAATATCTAACTTCTAAACAAGCTAGAAATTTGTTTCTTAAAAAGATTAAAAGATCCGGAGGTGTAAATTGTATTGGTTTGATTGTAAATTCTACCGGAATAAAAACACTGGAAGATCTAGAAAGATACATTAAAACATCAAATCTTTCTCCCAGGGAAATTTTACCATTAATAGAGTATCTATGGGAAATTAATATTATTTTAATATCCAGAGATTGGAATGAAAGCCCTGACGCTCAATTTGTCTTACCATATCATAAAAACTCTTATTTCAAGTATAAAAATTATGAAAGAACTATTATAGTTTACGAACATAGCGGGAAAAAGTCAAGTCAAGATAACAATGTCTGTGAACTTGTTTATCATAAAACAGAGCTCGAAGAAAATACTGCTATTTTGTCAGATCCGCTCTTTAACAAAAATTTATTGTCTTTTTGGTTACGATCACAAATCTCTTTTGTAAGAAATGGAGAAAACTTCTCAAACTCTCGAAAAATTAAAAACACAGAATTTGATCCTAATGTTTGGAGTGTAATTCCTGGAGACTCTGAATTAATAGGTTTAAGAGCGAAATCTATAACTTTTTTCCCAGATAATTTTTTACCCCCGATGCCTTTACCTGTTTCGGAAATGTCTATTTATCAAGATTCTAAAAGTATTAAAAGTGTTGTGAGAAACTTGGGAGGCGAGATATTAGCAGAAAATTCCGCAAATCTTACATGTAAGATTAACAGTATTATTATGACTTGTCCTATTATCGATTCTAAGGAAGATAAAATTTATCGAGTAAGAGAAAACCAGAAGATCGCGAGAATTTTGCTTGGGTATGTTTTATATCAATTTTCGTTATTACTAGCAGACGGAGATCAGGAAGACATTAATGTAAACAGTGTCATAGAAAGAAGTGAAGAAGATTACACTCCAGGATTGTACTCAAGTGAATTACCACCTCCTTTTGAATCGTTATCAGGTTCAAAAGTTAAAATATTTAGTCAATTCGGAGATTTTGATCAAATCAAAAACAAAATTGAAGGACAACTTTTTTATTGGTTGAAATTCAAATCAAAGGAACTCGAAGATTACAAAAAATTACGTACTGTGCCTAATTTTTATAATCTAGCAACTGATTACAAACAGCATCCAGATTCATTCATCTCTATTTTTAAAGGAAGTGCCGCTGACGAAGAAATAAGCGTTCCATTATTTGACGGAAAATTATATGCCTTCCCAATGTTTAACACAAAAACTTACTATCTAAGAAACAAAAAACTGACCGATGGTAAAGTATGTTTAGCGAGAACTTTTAATTTGAAAGCGTTTGAAAGCATGGGTTTTGACGAATTAAAAGCATGGTTAAAAACAATGCCTGACATGACAAAAGCATTCAAAGCTATTAATAAATTAGGAGAATACGAAACATCATGGGCTAGCAAAAAAAGCATCTTTGTGTTAGTTGAGTGCGAGTCGGAATTTGAAGTTTGCTATGATTACGAGGAAGATGTTGACAATGTGTATCGAAATGTGATTGTTTTGAAAGTCGATACTATTGCTAATTTCAAAAAACCCAATATGTTTTTACATGGTTTAAATTTGGTTAAATATCCCAACAACAATAGGATTGTTGCTTTCATCAAAAAGTAGTAATGAACATATTTTAAGTTAAAATATGTTTCATAAATGTTTGAATTTAAAAATATCTATGATTTTGTTGAAATAGGAACTTGTGATTTTGATACACAAGTCCAGAAGGCTTGTGGAAATATTCGAGGTATATCCGTAGAACCTTTAAAATATTATTTCGACAGATTACCTGTTAAAAAAGGATGTGTCAAAGAAAATTTAGCTATATCAAATACAAGGGGTACTATGAATATCAGTTATGTGTCAAAAACAGACATAATGTCACATAATTTACCTTTATGGGTATCAGGGTGTAATTGTATAGGTAAATCACATCCTACTGTAGAAAAATTATTAGATGAGAGAGGTTTAAAACACTTGATAAAAACAATACCTGTAAAAGTAATCACTTATGAAGATTTAATGAAAATGTACAACGTAGATGGGGTAAATTTTCTAAAAATAGACACAGAGGGACATGATCCTGTTATTCTTGAATCTATGATGGAATATTGTGATAAATACCCTGAATGCTATCCCGTGCAAATTAAATTTGAAACCAATGGTCTCAATGACAAACAAAGGGAAAAAAGCGTACTGGATGAGCTTAATAAAAAAGGTTACGTTATTGTAAGCCAGGGCGCGGACACTGTGCTAAAATTAAGTCTCAGGTAGTTTTCCTTTTATTATCGATATCCCAAATTCGTTTTTGATGAATCTTTTGGCTTTATCCAAGGTGGGATAAGACCAAGTGAGCCATCTAGACCAAAAACCAGCCGTGTTCATACCAGATTTAGCCCAATTTTCTCTAGAACTAGATTTAACTTTGATCATGGTTTTAATCAGCTCGTCTTTTTCAGATTTTGTGAGCTTATCTTTCTTGGCCAGGTCTTGTGCTTTTTTGGGCAATTTTTTAAAACCTCCTTTTCCCAAATGACGACTTACGTATCTTGCCATACGTCTAGGATCTTTGTGTTTAGTAAAGTCTGACATACCCGCTGCTCCAAAGTCAACATGTTTTTCTTTACCTTTGGAATCTCTCCAGGAAATTCTCCATTTCTTTTTTTTATTGTTGGAGGGTGTCAAATAAACTTTTTTTGGATATGACATCTTAAATTTTTTCTCGGTTTCAGGGTTTATATTTTGTTGGTTACTTTGATCGCTACCCATTTGTTTTGCTAAAGAAATTATACTTTTTGTTTGTTTTTACATACAAAAAATTACCTCAAACAAGACTAAAACACCTATTGCTTAAAATTACTGAAATTTAAATTGGCTTTTATCCACAAATTTTCGCAAGAAATCGGATTCTGACATAACAGGAACACCTTTGCTTATCGCATCTTGTTCTTTACGACCACCAGGTGCTGCATCACCTACAACTAACAAAGTAACTTTACTTGTAATTTTACTACCGCTTGCTATTTTTGCTCCGTATTTCTTAGCAAGATTTTCTACATCGGTTCGGGTGAATTGTTTTCCAGTTTTTGGATCTTTTGCTGCAAATTTTCCAGTAAACATAATATTTTGTCCCGTCAAGGAATCACCAACAGCTTCCGGTTCCTCTGAAATTTCAGGTCTAATACCGGTGTCTTGTAAAAATTGTAAAAAGCGGGGTAAATGATCCAGAAAAGTATCTAATACATCACCAGCAACTCCTTTGATGGCTTTTAATTTTTTTGGAGGGTTTGTTAGAATGTTTGGATACTCCTCTACAATTTTTCTAACTGTTCTCATACGAGCATTAGGGAAAAATTGAGTTGCTCCCATTAGTTGAGATAAATCAACTGGGTTGTCGTACAAAACTTTTATCAATTCTTTATTGAATTTTGTAGCATTCTTTGCTGAACCAATGACATCAGTTAAAGTATCGGGTTCATCTTTGATCAACAAAATTGCTTTTGTCAACGTGTCATAACCAGCTTCATACATTTTTTTAATAGTTTTCATAGCCAAACCTTTTACACCCATGCCAGTTGATTCTTTTCTAGGAATTCTAAAAAATTTCTCAATAAGCCTTATTTTTGTTTCATCTTGCTCTTCGGTGGCAAAAATATCAAATACGCTTCTTCTTTTTCCCGCAACACTTGAACCGTCACCCCATACATAAGAATATTTAGGATGCCCAGGATAATCCCTATCATCTCTTCCAGTTTTCTTAGGTTTAGCTACGTGATCTGGCATATCCGCAACAGTGCTTTCAACAACTTCTTTTACCGTCGGAATAGTTAATCCTTGTCGACTTATTCTTATTTTTGAGCCGGGACCAATTTGATTGTCGCGAATAAAAGCAGCGTTATGAGCTGTGGCAGCTACGTATTCTGCACCTACGATTTCTCCATCTGGCATCATACGACCCAGAACAGTATTTTTATAAAAAACTGTTGGTTTTAAAGCTCCATTAGACGCAGGGGACCAAGAAACTCCTATAACTGTTACAACCGCTTGTTGGTCGTTGCATTTATAAGCAACAGCTGTTTCATCCACTTCTTTGTCGCTCACCGGTCTGACTTTCCAATCCATAAAAACAACTATCCCGTCTAATTCAAAAGGAGTTGAACTTCTCCATTCGCAAAATAACTCCCATAAATTTTTCTGTGTGAGATCATCGAAAGTGCTTCTAGATACAGGAACGGTAAAAAACCCCATTTTTTCCAGGTTCTGTATTTGTTCAAACCGTGTGTACTTTCTTGGCACCAATATTTCGTACCCAACAAAGTGTATATCAGAAGGAGAAATTTCTGTATCTCTTTTCTTTTCAACTTTATTGACAATTCCCGAAACAATATTTCTAGGATTTTTATAACCTTGAGCCTGATACTTAGTTTTCCATATTAGGTAAGGCATAACCAATTCTCCGCGTATAACAATCTTATTATCATCCCAGTCTGTAAAGTTTGTACCACTTGGTACCCCTGTAAAACGATCTTTTTTAGATCTTGCGGTAAGATATCTAGAAAGCTTTTTCCCCTTTGTACCACTACCGCGAGTATATAAATCTCTGGTAATCTTTTTACCTTTTTTGGTAAATACTAGTAAGGCTGAAATTCCATCAGCTTTTCCTTCAAGGGTAAACACTAAATTTTTATTTTTCTTGAATTTTGTTATATCTTGCTTGATTTCTGTTAAAGCATCGTTTTTGTATCTGTCAAAAGATCTTTTTTGTATATCATCTTCCCATTCGGTAACACCACATGGAGGTGGTTTTTGATCAACTAGTTCGGCCAAAACTTTTCTAACGGTCCCCATGTAATAAGGCAACTTATAATCTTTTCTCACATCTTCGTTTGCCACTGGTTTAGCTCCAACTCCTTGAATACTCGCGTAAGTACCATATTCTTCGGAAAAAATTTCATCATGTTTTCTCACAATTTCATCATAAACAGCATCGGGAATACCCGGATTTCTGGCATCAGAATGATAATAATACATTTTGTCGAAACATTTTAACAATTTGACCAAGCCTGCGTGATCTTTTTCCGATATTAGTTCATCTACTTTTGTAGAGATTTCGTCATACAATTCGTTATCCATTTTTCTATTTTCCAAGAATATAGAAAAAATCATTTCTTTTATCTTTTTGCTTTTCGAGGAGCTTTGAGTTTTTTCTTCGCAACGGCTTCGTTTTTCATTGCTTTCATTACTTCTTCCAAAATTATTGCACCATTTTGAACACCGTATTTTTGTAAAACAGCCAATCCGTCCTGTTTTTGATCAGACAATTTTTTACGACTCCTAACTTTTCTTTCAGTTGTTTGCCATTCTTGGCCATTATACTTAACGCCTCGTTGCTGTTTTTTATCCAAAACTTTAAGAATTTGTTCCTCCAATTCTTTCTTTCTGTTTAGAAGTTTTTTACGTTGAGCATTAAGTCGTTTGAGCTCTCCTGAAATAGAAGAAAGCTCGCTCATATATCCACGCATTTGACTCATTTTAAAACAGATTATTTATCTTTAAAAACAAATGTTTGATTGGTTAATTAATTATGTTAAAGATAATTGCTGGACTATATTAATAGTGGGAGCTTTGATTGTTATTTTTATATGCTGGTTGTTTAAAGGAAATTCTAAAGGTACTTGGGATAATTCTTTTTATTACGATGACAGAAAACCCATGGGACAACATATTAGAGCGGCAGGTGAAAGCAAAGGAGAGGCAGAATGTCGTTATGTATTGGAAACTATATTTAAGCAAAAATTTCCTAAACGCCGGCCCAAATTTCTGTTTAACTCGCAAACAGGATCTAATATGGAGTTGGATATGTATAATAAGGAAATAGGCGTTGCCTGTGAATATAATGGTAAACAACACTATGTTTACACACCTTATTTCCATAGGGGCGGCGAAAAGGATTTTAAAGCTCAACAACAAAGAGACGATGAGAAAAGAAGAGTTTGTAAAAAACTAGGTATATTTTTGATAGAAGTTCCCTATACTGTTCCTTTGTCTGACATCAGGGCTTTTGTAACAAAAAAATTACGAGAAAATGGTTTATTAAGAAAATAGTAAAATACAAATGTGGATAATAGCTACTTCAGGAATTCTCATAGCTTCTATTATATGGGGTTACACCACTCAAAGTGGAAGAAATACTAGAGAATGGATAAAAACAAAAAGAAGAAAGTGGAAAGATTTAGTATTGATGGTTAGTTCAAGACATAGCGGGTTTATGATCTATGTAATTAGCTGGAAAATGCTTTCGCAAGCTGCTTATGCTGATTTTTTATCGTTATTCGATAACAGAGTTAAAAAATTGGCGGATAAAACTTACGAAATAAGTTATTATGTGGAAGGAAAATTGTATAAATATCCAGTTAAGGTTAAGAGGGGACCCTCTTCTATATTTGAAATCAAAGATCAAGACGGCAATGATATGATGCTAGAATTAAATGATTATATAGAACCAAATGGAAAATTACACAATCCCTTGATAACACCTAAATTTTTTGATTGTTCTTCTATAACAATAGAAACCATGACAGATTCAAAAACCTTCGTTGACGATCAAATTATCGAAATTTCTTGAGTGTTTAAACAAAACTTTAAACACTGGATTAAATAATGTATTCCATAATATAAAATGACGGAAAACATTGAGAATGAAAATCAATGCGAATGCTTGATTCTTCGAGAATTAGCCGAAGAAAGAGGTGGTTTTGATTTAACTGTTCAAGATATCCCAGGAACTACGGGTCTCATACGTTGTCAAAATATAGGAACAATGAACGAAAACGGTCATTATTTATGCCCAGAGTGCGCCGGAACATGTGGCTTAATCTATGTTCCAGATCCTGAAAATTCTTTGTATTATCAGAAGAAGAAAAAGAAGAAGAAGGAAAAGAAGAAGGAAAAGAAGAAGTCCAAGAAAAAGGGACCTAAAGTTTTAACAAAGAAAAAGTCGAAAAAGGTACCTAAAATTCTTAAAAAACCAACGGTGAAACAAGACAAAATCCCGCCGCCTAAAAAGAAACTCAAAAAAATTAGCTTGGCAGGCATTAACAGAAGAACACAAAATGTATTACTTTTAGAAAGACTCCGCTCTATTATTGTTGATCAACATCCGACCAAAGAAGACGCGCTGGGAAATTTTCCCGAAGTTTTAAGATATTATAATGCTTGGATGAGTACCGCTAAGTCAGGGGGTAGATACTTATTAAATAGGTTAAATGATCTTTCGAGAGCATCTAGATCTAATCCTGATATTTTTGTAGACTGGTTATATGATAATACAACTGGTAAAGATCTGTTAGAAGCAATCCCCAAAAATTATGAAATCCAAAATAAGCTATTAGATTTTGATAATGGCGTGTTGTTGATATTATTATCAACGCTTGAGACTTCTAATGAAGAGATAATTAAAGGTTTGGGTAGATTGCGATCTAATAGATCTCAGGATATTATTTTAAAATTAAGGGATTTAACTCCAAAATTAGTTGGAGAGATTCTTACATCTTTATCCTCTGAATACAATGAAGTGGATATCAACAAAAAGGAACCTCCTGTGGAATTTTTGGAACAGTTAATTAAAAATCAAAATTGTACTTCACGTGATTGTGATGCTGACCAAGATTGTTTTGATTATGGTTGTGGTCCATGTGTAGATAGAAAAATACTTGGAGAAGACGGTAAAATAATAGAAGTTGGGAGATGTTCTCGACCGAAAAGAGCGAAAACCGGGATGGCTTATAATTTTGTTATACTTATGCAAGGTTATTATAGAAGTCTTAACAGGTTTCAAAGAGGAGAGCTCAGTCAAAAATCAATGGGAAAAATCACCGAAAACTTAAAAGAAATGTTTGCATTGCAAGAAGGATTTGATTTATCTTTAGAGCAAGCCAAATTACTTTATAAAGGTGAAAATAAGTTTCCAATGATAAACAAGGCCATATACAATAAAATTACCGATTCTAGCGATGAATCAAATGCGGGATTATTGAAAATTTTGGATGATTTAAATAAACAAATCTCAGACGACGAAGAAAGTCTATCACTGGAAAATTTCCCCTCTAATTTTCCTATCATTTTTACTCCAGGAGTTGAAGGATCCGAAAGATGGTATGGATCTGGGGGAGGGGGAGTTTTTACAGATTCGGGAGACACTGCTAGATATGATATTATATTGACGGTAATTGACTGGAAGCCTTTGAATTTCGATAATGCATTGGAACCTGTAAGAGACGAAAAACCGATTAAAAAGTTAACATCTCGAAGTTATAATTTATTTTTACGAGAGATTGAAAAATTAAAAAAGCAGAAGGCAAAACTATCGGAAGAGTATAGCACTTTTCTTGATTCCGTTCAGTGGAAAGCGGAAGATGCCGACCGTTCGGATCCAGAGGAAAAAATTGACGATATAGAAGCAGATGAAAAGGCAAGAGAGATGTGGGAGCAGATTGATAAACTTGATTCTAACATTTTTAATCTTACTCTTCGATATGAAAAATCTAAAATAGCATCAGGATCTTTAAAAACAATGGCAGAATATGTACTTATCCCAGAAAATACACAAAATGCAGATTCATTGGAAAATTATTTTAGAAAATTTTGTGTGGATTTTGTCAGACAATTTATGCTTGAATTTGTATCAATGCAAAAAAGAAGAAAAATTGCTGATATAGAAAATGAGGTATTAAAACAACTAACAAACGACAAAGCAGAAGACGATTTTTTGGAAGATTTGCGCAAAATAATTAAAAGTAAAACATATGGTTCAATAGTTCCAGATGAAAAACTTGAAATTCCAAACAAACCAGAAAACATGAGCGATGAAGCTTATAAAAAGCTCGAGGAAAAACTTAAAAAAGAAAACAAGCTACAGAGAGTAATTCACATTATTAAGAAATCCTCTGAAAGTTTTTTTGCGTTAATCAACCAATTTGTAGAAGATGAGTTGGATTTGTTTGTGACCACTCTTGTAGAAAATGTTATGCAGGGAGACAATACCTCAATAAAAGATGTCATCTACAGACTTTCAGATTTTCTCGTTTTATTTTCGCCTGATCTGGTAAACTTAGCTGTGTTTTATTATGGCATTCCAGGAGAAGCTTTTAGGACTAAAATTTATATGGGTTTGATCAATCCGTTAGAAATATTGTCAGCTTCGATAGAAAACAAGTTTAATATTCTTTTATACGATCGCGAGGAAGACAGAGATAAATTAATTGGAAAAATAAACGGTATTTCTAAAGACATTGCATCTGTTATGCTTATTAATTCTCATAAATTTTTGGATATTACTAGAAGAGACAATTACTTATATATGAGAGCTACAGGTAGTATAAGAAATCTATTTGATAAAAGCGATACAGAATCTCCCGGAAGTGTTATATCTCCCCAATGTCTTAAATTAGCCGATAAATTGCCATGGGACCAAATAATTTTATATGAACACAATGATATAACCAAATGTTACAATATCTTTGATTTACGTTCGAAGTTTATTAGCGACGATAAGACAATTCCAGGCACCGATGACGAATTTCCTCAAGATTTTGTAAACAAAGTCGTCGATTTAAATGTGGAAAAGATACGACAGGCAACCGATGCTGTCAGATCCGGGGTGATGAAATCTGTAAATATGATGTTCAAAAAGAGAAGAAGGAGGATTAGACAACGAAAACGTGAACAACAACAAAAAACTAAAGGGGATGAATATATTAAAAAGTTTAATGAAATTATGAAGTGTTTTGGCGTTGAAACAGAGAAAAATCTCTTGTCTGAAATAGCAAATGATTTCACAGATACAGAAGTAGATAATGAAACGACTGATGAAGAAACAGATGATGAAACAACTGATGAAGAAACAGACGGACAAGCTTCAAGTGAATCTGATTTCGACGAACAAAGGGATGATTTTGAATCTGATGATGAAAATTTCAGCATGGGTAAAAAAGATGATGTTCAAGAATGTAAAATATGCAAGCAAGAACACAAGTTAAGTTTGACTGAACCAGCTGAAATACGTAAATTCGTATTTTCAAATTTGAGCAAGAAAAATGATCCAAAAGCTAAAGTCAAGGCCGAAACAGCAGAAACGGCTCACTTGGACGATGATACATCACCAGAATCTAAAAAAGAAGAGAAGACCGAAGAAGTCTCCACGAAAAGTAATAAAAATTTACCGACAGTTTGTGATAAATGTAAACAACCCTTAACTTCTAGATTTTTTTACACTGTCGTAACAGAAAAGAAAGACCCAAACATTTTTTCATACAAGGGATTTCACGTTGACTGTTTTGAAGAAGCAAAGCTCCATATGTAAAAACTATTTTAAGTATTAACTCTTGCAAATAAATGTGCAGTGTTACTATAGGTAAAGACGCAAATGGTTCGTTAACATTTGATTCTTCAAGAGGAGGCAAATTAGTGGACGTAACGACAGCTCCAAGGTCTAAAATGATTGATTTAAATAAATTAACAAAGGGTGTTCAACCTGTTTTCAAAAGTTTGTATATTTTGCATCATAAAATTGTCGTACCGATGGCTAGAATGGAAGACAAAGATATCGACGCTATATACGTTAACAAACAAAACAAACACGCTATATTTGTGGCTCCAAAATGTAAAGTTACTTGTAAATTTAATCAATCTAAAAGTCAAACCACCAAAAATAAATGAACAACTCTTTTGGGATTATTGTTTTTACAGAGACCCAACCCCGAAGATTCTTGATTGTTCAAAGAAGAGATAGTTTAGCATTTTTAAAATTAATTAGGAAATTTCATACTCTGACAAGAGATCAAATTCTGGAATATATAAATAAAATAACATCTGAAGAAGCTCAACGACTATTAAGTAATAATTTTAGTCAAATATGGGCCGATCTATATTTAAATCACAATTCTAGAATTTATAACACAGAAGAAAGAAAAGTCAGAGCAAACTACGAAAAATTAGTAAAAACATTTTCTAAAGAATTGCTAAAAGCAGCGCAAAATTCTGATAATATTTTAGAATGGGGTTTTCCTAAAGGAAAAAGAAACCCCAACGAATCTTCTTTGACTTGTGCTTTTAGAGAATTTAGGGAAGAAACTCGGATAAATTCAGACAAATTATGGATGGTGAATACAAATCCGTTTTATTATGATCTAGATTACGGCAATGGACATATAACCCGCGTAGAATGCTGGTTAAGCAAAATAAAAACGCCTGTTCATGTCAGAACTAATAGCACTCAACTAAGATCTTACATTTCGGATGAAGTGGGGCAAATGGAATGGGTTACATATGAAATTTTAAAGAGTAGATTACCGCAAACGATACAAAAAACAATAGATGAAGTCGATTTGTTTGTAAATTTGCACTTTTGATCTTTATTTCGCGAAATAAAGATTCCTCTTGAAGAGTCAAAAAATAATTTAATCTGTTTAAGATAAATATGTCTTACAAACATTTAGATGAATTAGGGACCATGGCCCAATCTTTTCATTTTAAAGTAACTCCTGGAAAAAACGATTGCTTGGCAAAAGCAAAAGCTAGTAATTGTGTTTGCATGACAGGTGAAGTCGGTGGTGTAACCCCAGGGGGTTGCTACCAACGTGCTCCTAATTGCCCTGGCCTTGCTAAATATTGTTGTCCAAAAGGAAGCGTTGGAAGACCCAAGAGATACTCCAATGGTTATGCTTTTGAATATACTGGTATTGTAAGCAGACCAAGACCTTGGTATCCATGCCCACAAGATCAACGAGATCAACGTGGACATCCAAGTGGTGGTAAAGCTAATTCTCAGCTTTGCAACGGATCTTGTTATGATGACAATGATATACAATGGACAGGTCCCGGTGGCTGGTCCACTTGCAATCTTTCGGTGCCTGCCAGACCCCCCGTATGGTAAATCTTAATAACAAATTAATATTACCAAAAATAAATGCCTAAGTCTAGAAAACATAATAGAACAAAAAAGAAGAAAAATACTTTTTTCAAAAAATATGACTTATACTCGGATGCAAATCCAAAAGATTCTTTTCATATGGAGTATTCTACTGTAGCTGAAACAAAAGAAACTATTAAACGATTAAAAAAGCACGAGAAAGGTAAAAAATATTCTCACGCTAGGATAGTTCAAATAGCTAACGTATTAACACAACGTCTGCGAGTGATTTACAATAATACCGGCAAAGGTAAAACTCGATACAAACTGGCAAACAGATATTTTGAACAACTAAAACGAAAAACTAAAAAACTTAATGCCGCTAAGAAATCTCGGAAGAGATCTGGAAAAATATTAAACCCAAGAACTGGTAGATATGTTAAAAAAAATGGAGCAAACGGAAAAAGAATTCTAGCTGAACTTAAAGCTCGAAAAACAAGAAAATAGAAAACAAATATTATGTCTGAATTAATTGAAAATTGTAAAAGCTGGTTAATTCCAGGAACTAAATGGTTTATACAAGGATATAGTCAAAGCGCTAATGCAACCGGATTTGCCATATTTAGCTTGGGTTTGATGTTTGATGCTGGAATGGCCACACAAAAAAAGATACAAAAAATATTGTTAACTCACTCGCACGCGGATCACACTTTTAACATCCCGAAGGTTGCTATGAATAGACACAAAGATAAAAATTCCACAACAGTTTATTGTCCCAAATCTATGGAAGCCCCACTCAAACTTTTTTGCAGAGCTTCGCAGTCATTAAATGATTGCATTGATTTGTTATCAGAAGATCAGATTAATACAGTTGGGGTCGAACCCGGGGATATTATCACATATAAAAATTTGCAAATCGACGTTATCAAATGTTATCACACAGTGGAATGTGTTGGATACCAGATTTCAGAGATTAAAAGTAAGTTGAAGAAAGAATATCAAGGTTTATCGACAGCTGAAATTAGAGATTTGCGTCTTTCTGGGGAGAAAATTACCGAAAAAGTTTCACAAATTAAGTTTACATTCTTGGGTGATACGACTGTCGAAATTTTCAAAAACCAAAATTTATTTCTTTCTCCTGTTATTTTTGTGGAATGCACCGTGCTTACACAAGATGTATCACCCGCGCAGACCACTAAGCGTGGTCATATTCATTGGTTGCAATTATTACCTTACATAGCAAAAAATCCGCAAACTATGTTTGTAATTATTCATTTAAGCTCTAGATACACGGAAAAATTTGCTTTTGATGTGATCAATTCGCATAATTTACCCAATGTACATTTATGGCACTCAAAAAACTAATATTATTACATGTAGTTGTAACAATATTAAATTAAACCAGATGTGTCGGAACTTATACCAACAAAAACGGCCTTAGCATTTTGCGGATTGGGCGCAGCTGCTTGATCCGACACGTTACAAGACCTAATATTTCCAATTCTTACATTTTCGGTGCATCTGACATTACTATTGGTGTTTAGAAAATCAATCCCGCGACTAACCCCGCAGTGTGAATATAGTTTACTGATCTTACAATTTCTTAAAACTACGGTTTCTGTTCCGGTAACCGCAAAACCTCTAGTAGCTGCTCCATCATACGTAACTTCAAGTGGTCTCACTTCTGGAGTATCTTCTGTGGCTTCAACGTTTACTACACCCGCATTTGCTTGATTTGCGAGGTTTTTAACCTTTGTTTCTCCCACATATATGTTTTTACCCGCGGATATAAATACACCGATAAATCCCTTCATTACATGTGCCATAGAGTCCCCTCCGGAAATAAAATACAAATCATTATCTTTTAAAACTTGGTGTAAATTTGCCTCACGACTAAGAGCCCAGTTAATTATAGAATCTGTAATATTTACAGTACCTCGTTGACTGCCTACGCCAAATTTAGCTAGGAAAAGTTTGGCATCTGACAGTACATTACCAACATATTTTTGATTTTCTGTAACTTCATCTATTTGAAAAACATCTCCGGCCATTCCTACTTGAACTTTTTTCCCATAAGCACCAGGTTTGGATACATCGGCGGGAACACTAATTCCTACTATTTCTCCTTGTCCAGTTTCGCAATTTTCAATGCAAACATCGTGAACTACGTTATTTTCATTGCCCACAGCGCCTTCTCTGTTTTTCTTGAATCCATTTACCACAATTCCTCTAGAGTTTAGGACGATTCCATAGCCACCGCCATCATACAAACCGGTTTTATTTTTGAATATCCCTTCCGGAACTTCTTTTTGTTGCTGTGTAGCCACTAATACTTTTTGCATCTCATCTTTAAGATTATCTAAAATTTGTTGTCCTGTCTTAGCCCCATCAGCAAAATCCAAAGTAGCTTCTGGTTTTTCTTTCACTATTTCTGAAATAACCGGTTCCATAAATCTAGCAGAAGAATATGTAGACAAAACAGAAATATCGTTTGACATGTTACATATCTGCACATTTCTAACTAAACAAAATTCACCTCCATTTAATGCTATACCAGCAACCTCGAATTGTTCTATGATAAGATTTTGCATTATCACATTTTTCATACTGTTACCATGTATACCGTGATGAGAAGATGCTCCTAAAGTTCCGTTGGCTATTAAGCAATTTTTAGCGGAAGAAATATAATCTCCGAAATTAGCAGGACCTTGAGAAGGAATAAAAGGTGTACTAGCTAATTCTATATTGGCGAAAAATCTCTGTTGTACACTAAATACCAAAGATTGTCTGATTGTTTTTCCGTTAAGATCCAGAAAAATGTTCTCTCCTTCTACAGTTATGGCAGCAAAAAATCCCAAATGATATCCCCCGTAAGGAGCTACCGGATATGGGGCTTTTGGACCTGATGTTTGAGCTTTTGTAGGCATCCAGTTATCATTAGGATTAGGATCAAATACAATATCTTCAGACAATACGTAATGTGCTGGATATCTCAACCTCACTGTACCTTTCGCAAAATCGGACTGTGATAATAATACCGTGGGAAACCCTTTTTCTCTGGAACTCAAATTAGGTCTAAATTGTTTAAAACTCATCGTTTTTCCATTTGAAGGATAGCTTTGAAAATATTTAACAGTGTCCATCATTTCTTTTGGGTATAAACCTGTGTATTTATTAACCGAAGTATCTAGATAGGTATCAAATTGGTTGACTTGTACCCATGGAGGCGTTGGATTTCTATATTGAAATTCATTCATTTTAATTTAAGCGCTGTTTTTTTGAACTGAATTTATATCGATGAATTTATATTATTAAAATGGAGGTACAACTCAAAAATTTTAAGTGTTGGTCTTCAAAGACCGTGAATATATCTCCCGAAGGTATGACATTAATACATGGGAGATCTGGTAAAGGGAAAAGTTCGATATTAGAAGCTATCTGTTTCGCTATAACAGGGAAAGGGAAAAATATTGTTCAAACTGGGAAAAGATCATGCAGTGTATCACTAACTTTGGTGGATGGAATTTGTATTACAAGAAGTAAACGTCCAAATATTTTAACAGTTCAAATCCCGGGAGGTGATAAACTTGAAGATGAAGCAGCTCAAGGTTTAATTAACAAAAAATTTACTTCTACTTTTGAAACTGTTGCGTATTTAAAACAAAGTGGAAAATCTAGTAGTTTTGTTACACTTAGTCCAAGAGAAAAGTTGATATTTTTGGAAGAATTAGCATTTAGGGGTTACGATATAACTTCCCTTAAAACTGCCGCACACGAATTGTATCGTGATAATAGCGAAAAGCTTTTGCAAACTTCTTCAAAGATACAAGTGTTGTTTGATCAATTAGAGAATTTACCAGAACTAAAGGTGGTTAAATGCCCCATTAAATTATCTAAGAAAGAAACACAACAAACCTGTGAAAGAAAACTTTCGACCAAGATGGAAAATCTTAATCAAAAACATCAATCTTTCTTTCGTAAAAAGACCGCATTGTTAAAAAAATTAAAAGAAACTATTGACTCTGAAGCCAAGAAAAAAACATATTTTGAAGCTCTAGAAGATTCAGAAGTAACCTTAAAACAATTACAGACAAATAATTTCATAGATCATAGTCCTGAAATATCAGAATTAAAACAAAAAATAAGTATTGTCGAAAAACATGCAATATTAAGCAAGGAAAAGATTTCGTTAAACAAGATGGAATCTGAATTACAGTCTATAAAAGATGAAGAGCTTAAAAAATTACACGACGATTTGGCTGAATTATCATCAGATTTATGGTCTGAAGGTTCAGAAAAAGAAGCTAGACAGGAAATTCTAAACAGAGAACAAAATATCGAAAAATGTCGACAGAAAAATGAAATTGCCAAGAAGCTTAAAAGGTTTGAAATTTTAGATCCGACTACTCAGCTTAAAAAATTGCGCGAAGAATGTACTAGCTTGGAAAAAACTCACGAAACTCTTTCTAATTCAGTTAGAGATGCTGTAGATTCATCTCATGTACATGTATGTCCTTATTGCGATAAAAAATTAAGATTTAGCAAATCTAAAATAGTTAAACTAAACGTGGAAGATCAGAGCGTATTATCCAAGAACGAAATTCTTAGAAATCAAAAAATTTTAGCCGATACTTTGGCCGAAATGCGTTTCAAACGCAAAAAACTAGCAAAAGTAGAAGTACAGAAAGATGAAGTATTAACTTTGAAAAAACAAATAAAAGGTATTAAAATACCAACAGATGACTCTATCAGTACAATGAAACAGGAGAGGGATGATTGGCAGCAATATATTAGCGATAACAAGAAGTCTGAAAAAGAAATAAGTAAATTAGAAACGAAAATAAAATCCCAGATCTTTTCTTCAACAGTGACTAGGTTTACCCGTAACATCAAACAGGCACGAGAAACTATATCAAATCTTGAAACAGAAGTCGATCTCGACGATGAAACTGTTTTGCAAAACGATATAGAAGTCATGCAGCAAAATCTCAGGAAATTGCTTTTGAAACAACAGGAATACGAAGTACATACAAAGTCTTTGAACAAAGTGAAGGAAACCATTAAAAATCTTAAAACAAAAATACAGAGTCTTGAGATACTAGAAAGTTCTACAGACATAGAGAAAAAGATTTCAGAGTTAACTGAAAAAGAAAAGAAGATACAGCAGTCTATTCAGAAGATTCAAAAGATACATGGTAAAATTCAAAAATACTTTGCTTATCAGAAAAGTAAGCAAATAATGAATTCGCTAGATGATCAATTGAAACATTTAACATTTGATGAAACTGTTCAGAAAGATTTTTCCGCGAGTTCTGAAAAGTTGCGAACAAAAATCAAAGAAGCGGAAAGTAAGTGTTTAGAAACATTTGTTTGGTCTTTGCAAAATGCTGTGCAGTTATATTTAGACGATTTTTTCCCTCATGATCCAATATCAATAAATATTTCGAGATTCAAAACCACGAAAACTAAAAAACAAACTAAACCCGAAATACACATTACTTTTTCTTACAAAGGTCAAGAATTTGATTATCAAAGTTTGAGCGGTGGAGAACTTCAAAGGGTAGTTCTTGCTTTTACTTTGGCGCTAGTTGAAAAATTTAACGCCCCTTTTATAATGCTAGACGAGTCAACAAGCAATTTAGATCAAGATTTAACAAATTTGATCGTTGATACTATTCACAAATATCACAGTTGTCGACCAGTCGTATTAGTAGCTCACCAAGTAGTTACTGGTGTTTTTGAAAACATGGTTGAAATTTAAGTTATAATCAATTGATTATAACTTTTATCTTTTAGAAATATTATACTCAGAAGCTATACAATTTACTATTTCATTTACATCACATTTGTGTGTAAAAAACAATATAAGCAATATTGAGATTATTGCTATAGCTGATACAATAGAAGTATAAGCCCAAAAATCTTTATTTTTAGTTACCTCAAAATTTTCAACTGTACATACTTTGCGAAATGGATCACACTTAACATTTCCCGCCGAAGAATTCCACACAGCTCCAGCGTCTGTCCAGCCCAAACCAGTTGTTGGTCCTGTCAGTTGAGAGCATGAACTGTTTTGTAAACTCATTGTTTGTAATTTTTGAGAGCAATCATAGTTTGTTTCGCAAGAAACATTGCCTAAAGCTATAGGACAAAATTGCCCAGGAACATTAAACCAAGCCATTTTTATTGAATAAAAATAAATTTCTCAAACGTTTAAATTATTTTTTTTGTTTCTTTAAACAAAAAATAACAATGTGTGATGTAAATCTATGTACAGATGGCGACTTATCTCCATCCAAAAGGAAAAAATATTGTGAACGCAAAAGTCCACCGCACTCGGCAGCTGCCTGTGAGGAAGGATCTATTATGAAGGGAAATGATGGCAATGATTATGTGGTCAAAGCGAATAAAAACGGTACTCATCGTTGGGTCAAGGCCAAACTTCTTGTAATGCCTGATGAAGACGGGCCCGACCCAGCTGAGCTGTTTCCCGGTCTCAGAGATGTTGCTGGCGCTGTTCGGTTGGCAATTATGGCCATGGACGAGGAGGACGGCTCTTCGCTTGTTGCCATTAAAAAGGCCCTCAATGCCGATAGGGAAGATTGGCCCGCAATCAACGATGCCCTCCGTGATGGTCTTGCGGACGGCACGTTAGTGAAGGAAGGTGGTAAGTTTAAGTTAAACCCGATTTTGTATCCTAAGAAAAGTAAGAAAAGTAAGAAAAGTAAGAAAAGTAAGAAAAGTAAGAAAAGTAAGAAAAGTAAGAAAAGCTCCAGGAAACCCAAAGCAAAGAAGAGCAAGAAAAGCGCCAAGAAGTCCAAGAAGAGTTCTAAGAAGAAAACCATCGCTCAAATTAGAGAGGAATGTAAGAAAAAGGGATTAGTTTACGATAGGGAAACCAAGAGATGCCGTAAAAGCAAGAGAGGAAAGCCAAAAGCAAAGAAGAGTTCCAAGAAGAGTTCTAAGAAGAAAACCATCGCTCAAATTAGAGAGGAATGTAAGAAAAAGGGATTAGTTTACGATAGGGAAACCAAGAGATGCCGTAAAAGCAAGAGAGGAAAG